ACCATCAGTGGGACTGGATGGTATCATGCTATGTACAAGATCATGGTGGCCATATCGTTCAATGCAATAGAACGCAATTACCCTATAACCGCTCGTGAGGTGGCCGAGATGTGTAAACAATTCAATCAAGACACAGGTAGGTGGTATCAAGATCGTCCCCTCGACTTAGAGGCAGACAGAGCAATAGAGTACGCTTACAAAAACTAATCCTAAACATAATGGAGTATATTGATGGGTGCAAAGGCTAGTATTATGACACTACAAAAAAGAGATAGTTGGGATCTAAGGTATATGGATCTGGCTACACATATAGCCGGCTGGTCTAAGGACCCTCGCAAGAAGGTCGGCGCTGTTGTCATTGGAGAATATGGACAAATACTGGCGCAAGGATATAATGGCTTCCCTCGAGGAATGTTTGATGACCCCAACCTTATGACCCCAGAAACTAAGCTGCTATATACTGTCCATGCCGAAGCCAACTGCATTTTTAATGCCTCCCTGTCAGGAGTATCTCTGGCGGGGGCTACGATGTATGTTAGTGGATTCCCTCCGTGTTCGTCATGCGCTGGTGGCATTATTCAATCAGGTATAAAGGTGGTATATTGTAATAGTAAAGATAAAAAGGAAATGGAACAGAACGGGGATTGGGCCGAAAGTCTAAAGGCTACGGAACGGATGTTCCTTAGCACAGGGGTACGATTGAGAACCATATGAGGTTGACTATACTTGTTTTATACTGTATAATAGCAGGTCAAATGATGGACAAACACTGAGACAAAATATGAGCATAATGGATAAACTAAAACAGAACTCGCGGAGTAAGCATACCGCTATTCTAAATGAATCGCAACTGTTATCGGGGGACACTACGACGACATCTGTCCCCATGATTAATGTTGCGCTTTCAGGACGGCTAGATGGAGGATTGATTTGAGGTTTAGGAGTTTTAGCTGGACCATCGAAACACTTCAAGACGTCATTCGCGTTATTAATGGTGGGGGAATATCTCAGATCTAATAAAGATGCTGTGGTCTTATTCTACGACAGCGAGTTTGGTTCACCTCAAGCATACTTCGAAACTTTTGGCGTCGATACTTCTCGTGTATTGCATACACCGGTAACCAACATTGAAGAGCTCAAGTTTGATATATCCAATCAGCTAGAGAATATGGATCGTAAGGATAAAGTTATTATTCTGATCGACTCTATAGGTAATCTGGCATCAAAGAAAGAAGTCGAGGATGCTAAGGACGAGAAGAGCGTTGCTGATATGAGCCGCGCTAAGTCTCTCAAGAGCTTATTTCGTATGGTAACTCCCCACCTATCAATGAAAGATATACCGCTACTCGCTATCAACCACACCTATAAGGAAATAGGACTATACCCTAAAGATATAGTTGGCGGTGGAACGGGAATATATTATAGCGCTGACTGGATTTGGATTATTGGCCGCCGCCAAAATAAGAAAGGTACGGAGGTTACTGGTTATGATTTTATCATTAAAGAAGAAAAATAGATTCGTTAAAGAGCAGTCTAAAATCCCTATTACAGTTTCTTGGGACGGTGGTGTTGAGCGCTTTTCTGGCCTGCTTGATGTTGCTCTTGCTGGCGGGTTTGTTGTTAAGCCGAGTAATGGTTGGTATCAACGAGTTGATCTGGAAACAGGGGAGCTAATTGATCCCAAACAACGTGAAGCTGATACGTTGAAAGCTCCCTTTTGGATAGATCTATTAGCATCCAAGAAGTTCCAGGATTTTGTCACGAGTATGTATTGCATAGGTGAGATGGGAGAAGTTAGCCCCGAATCATTTCTTGAAGGAGAATTAGAATGACCATGGTAGAAAATACAGATTACGCATTAGTGCCAACCGATGAGACTCAAGAGGAGTCTCATTGGAATGTGAGATTTATTACAGGACAGTTCTCAGAAACAGTAATAACTTATGGTGCAGTATCTATAAGCGAGGACACGGAATCATTAAATTTTAACTTCTCCATAATTTATTCACCAACATCTGACCTATCCGTTGATGATGTAGACCTACAGTTGGCGGCCGGAGATATGTTGTCATCAATTTTAACGGATGCTGTTAGTGCCAAAGCTCCTGTTTTGAAAGGATCGCGGAAGTCGGAACAAACAAATTGAATACGGATGATCAAATGCAGGTAGTAATCCTCCGCAGCATTATTAATAATGATGACTATATGCGCAAGGTTATACCGTTTGTGGATCCTTCTTACTTTGAAGGAGTGTATCGACCATTATATCTAACTCTGGTTAAATATGTTGCGAAGTACAACAAGATTCCAACTCAAGAAACTTTTGGTATATACCTTCCTGAAGCCGGAACCTTTGTTGGCGACATATCGGAAGGTGTATCCGTGATGCCTTCATTGTTCGAAAACACAATAGTTGACGATGATTGGTTACTGGATGCTACAGAGAAGTGGTGTCAGGACAGGGCACTATTCAACGCTATCATGCAATCAATCCAGATCATAGATGGCAAAGATTCTGAGCTAACTAAAAATGCCCTACCAGATATTTTACAGAAAGCTCTATCCGTAACATTCGATACCAACGTTGGTCACGATTATTTAGAAAACGCTGAACAACGGTATGAGTTTTATCACGAGCAGCAAGAGCGGATACCTTTCGACCTTGACATGTTCAACAAAATAACTAAAGGTGGATTGATTCGTAAGACACTCAACATTATCCTTGCCGGAACGGGTGTCGGTAAATCTCTAGCTATGTGCCATATGGCAGCTGGCCATCTAGCGTCAGGTAATAATGTATTATACATCACGGCGGAGATGGCCGAGGAGCGGATAGCCGAGAGGATTGATGCTAATATGCTAAATGTTCCAATAGATGAACTGGAGGCGTTATCTAAGAAAATGTTTAAGGACCGGGTGGGTGATGTTGCCACCCGAACTAACGGCAAGTTGATTATCAAGGAATATCCTACTGGGCAGGCGAACTCTGGACACTTTAGAGCATTGATACAAGAGCTAAAACTCAAGAAGAATTTTACCCCAGATGTCATCTATATTGACTACCTAAATATATGTTCGAGTAGTCGCATGAAAGCTATGGGCGGATCTATTAACTCATACACTTATATCAAAGCTATCGCTGAGGAGCTTAGAGGATTAGCTGTAGAGTTTAACGTTCCTATTGTGTCGGCCACTCAGACAACTCGTTCGGGATTCACTAACAGTGACCCAGGTTTAGATGATACGTCAGAGTCATTCGGACTCCCCGCTACAGCTGATCTGATGTTTGCCTTGGTCGTTAATGATGAGCTCGAACAGATGGGACGTATTATGGTTAAGCAGCTAAAGAACAGATATGCTGATCCAAATAAATACAAAAGATTCACTGTTGGCGTTGACCGATCGCGCATGAAGCTGTATGATGTAGATCAAGATCAAGAAGAATTGGTCGATGACAGCATTCCGGTATTTGACCGCACTGATGCGTCCCGAGGGCAAGAAACAGCACACTTGAGATTCGAGGAGTAATATGGATCCAATACTTCATACATTTGCAACTCTGGCTATCATGTATGTAACATGGAAAGCCGGGTACTGGTACGGTTCATACGTAGAACGAATATATGCATTACAGAGTTTCTTCGATATGTTTAACCGATCTCTGCTGGACCAGGTGGGAGAAGAGAAACGAAAACGAAAAGATGAGGAGGTAGATGATGTCTAGTGTGAATATTGGCACATACTATAGAAACACCGGAAGCTTATGCGAACTAACTTACATAGGTTCAGGAGTATATAATTTTACATTCATTGATAAAGATGATATGGTATACGAGCAATGGAACCTACACGACTTCACCCAACAACGGTGTGAAGATTGGTGTGATGATTGGGCTTTAGAGGAAGAGATATAATGAGTAAGAAGAAATATACATCAACCAAAACATACACGAACATCGCTCCTTGTGCATATCGCCAATGGCGAGCTGAGTCCCACTGTAACGATATACATGGATATGCTTTTTCGTTCCACTTCGAGTTCGAGTCCGATAGTTTGGATGTGCGCAATTGGGTTATGGATTATGGTGGTTTGCGACCCCTCAAAGAGCAACTAGAAGATTGGTTCGATCACACTCTTCTGCTGGCAGTCGATGACCCACAATATGATGAAATTAAACGCCTTGGAGATATTGGATTAGCTAAGATTACAGAAGTCGAGGCCACGGGATGCGAAGCTTTGGCGGCGTTCCTGTATGAGTGGGTGAACACAATATTTATTCCAAACTATGGTGAAGCTGATCGCGTGTGGTGCTCGAGGGTAGAAGTTAGAGAGACTCCCAGTAACATGGCTTACGTATCTGGTCATAAAGAAGATGGGGAGTTCGAGTGATAGTAGCTATTTTTATATGCTTGCTATTACTGCCTGCAGGGTGGGTAGCAATAATCGATATACTTCGAAGAGTTGAAATGACAACGCAAGTGGGTCCTAAAATGATGGCTCTATATTGTACAACGTTTGGGACCGCGTGGGCGTTATTAATATTGATCGCTATAGAAGTTTTATTAGAAATTAACATATGATGTTGACTATATTGGTATATGCCTGTATAATAGCACCATATCAAACAATTCAAGCCAGGAGTTCATTATGTTTACAATAAGTGAGGAAGTATTAAATCAGGTGCTGAGTATATTAGTTCAGCTTCCTTATAACCAATCACACGACGCTATCGAAGCACTACAACGAGATGTCAAGAGGATAGAAACCGAAACCCCGCAAAAGGTTGACCCTCAGTAATTTGGATAATTGCAATGATGAAAACTTTTAAGTATAGCGAAACATTCTTTTCAGCTCAAGGGGAGGGTCAGTTTACTGGCCGGCCATCTCTGTGGATTAGGTTCTATCTATGCAACTTACAGTGTGATGGGTTTGGTCAGGACGATCCGACTAACCCCGACAGCTGGGAATTGCCTTATAACGACCTCGACCTCAAGGATATTACGACTGTCGAGGAGTTGCCTGTATTTTCTAAAGGCTGCGATAGCTCATATACCTGGTCAAAGAAGTACCGGCATCTAATGAAAGATAAGACGGCATCAGACATTGTGGATGAGCTAGAAGCTCTTCTTCCCCATGGACTGTTTGTCAATCCCGATACCAAGCAAGATGTTCATATGGTATTCACGGGTGGCGAGCCAATGATGAAACATAATCAGGAAGCTATGTGCGCCATTATCAAGGAGTTTGCCAAGCGCAAGAATCTACCCAGCAACGTGACGGTTGAGACCAATGGAACGCAGAACATTGAAGTGTCGGGTAAACTAGCTGTATCGTGTGTTCAAAGAAATCTTAAGAATGGTAGTTGGGGAAAATGGTTCTGGAGTGTGTCACCTAAGTTGTGGAGCACTGCCGGAGAAAAGGTGGCGCGCGCTATTAAGCCTGGAGTAGTAGCTGGGTATGCGGCCGAGTCAAAATTAGGTCAACTAAAGTATGTTGTGAACGGATCGTCTGCTAGTTGGGACGAGGTGAAGGAACACACAGCTTTGTACAGGTTAAATGGAGTTGGATGGGATGTGTGGATAATGGGCGTTGGTGGTACGGTTGAAGGTCTCAAATTAACCGAAGCTGATATAGCGGACGAGTCCATTCAACTAGGATATAGTTATACAACACGAGCTCACTGTCACATATATGGGAATGCTATAGGAAAATGATATTCACTAAAGATAAAATAACTTTGTCCTGGGATTGCGTTGATTCATTATGCTTAACCTTGACTGATAATCTAGTGACGTGTCCTGATACTGGTCTGCCCAGAGACGATGTTCATATTGTTGGAATCGCCCGCGGTGGATTGATTCCAGCAACTATATTGAGCCATCTAACTGGATTCCGCATGACTCCAGTGCACCATAGTAATCGGGATGATGACATCTCTGGCGTGTTTCCTAAGGAGCTGGAAGAGATGTTGCTTCATGGCGATACAACCATTGTATTTGTTGATGATATATGTGATACTGGTAAGACAAATTTAGAAGTGATTGACCTTGTTACTAAGTTTCGACCCTCATTAGAGAGCGTTGAGTTTGTATGTTTGGTTGAGAAGTATCTGTCACATTTCACTTGCAATGCTGCAGGATTGACGGTATGTGATAATAGATGGGTTGTGTTCCCATGGGAGGATTAATGAAGAAAAAAAATATGACTAAAGTGAGAGAGATAACCGAACGTCTTGAGGATCGTGGGGTTAGGTATTGGGCTGGCGATAATATCAGCTCTGTGTTAGAAGATGGAGACATCGACGATCTTATTAGTGAAACGGCTATAGCTTTCGAGGATGTCCTCAAGAGCCTGCTGATTGATACAAATAACGATCCCAATAGCATGGACACTGCCAAGCGATTGGCTAAGAAGTACTACAACGAGATCATGGTGGGGCGTTATACTCCAGCGCCCCGAGTAGCAGCGTTCCCAAATGTAGACAAGAAGACTGCTTATCATGGTATGATTACTGTTCGAGCAGAGCTCAAGTCTGTCTGTTCACATCACCACCAGCCAGTAACAGGTGTAGCGTATATTGGTCTGATTCCAAAGGCAGAAGTGATTGGCTTGAGCAAGTATGCCCGCATTGCTCAACATTGCGCTCGGCGAGGAACATTACAAGAAGAGCTATGTCGCCAGATTGCTGAAGAGATGATGGAGGCAACTGGATCAGAGGACGTTGGCGTTTATATTCAAGCAACTCATGGATGTATGGAAAACAGAGGGGTTTGTGCGCACAGCTCATTAACTCAGACCACGGTCCTCCATGGACAGTTTTACTCGGCTGCTATTAAGGAGGAGTTCTACAACAACATAAAGTTACAGACCATGGGATCCTAATGAATATGTTCACCTTGATATGGCGTACCCCACTCCTATCCCGCTGATTTTAGCGGGTTTTTTATAGCTGTTGACTTCATCTCGTAATAGCTCTATAATGTCTCCATTGAATGAAGAAACAGAGGAGAACCGTATGATGATATCTGCTTATGGTGGAATGACAGAGTGGGAGGTGTTTGCCGCGGGGTCACAGTACTTGGAATATGATCCACCCAACTGGGATGGTTTGATAAAATATCTACGAGAAGTGGGTTGTACATCAAGTGAAATATTTGAGATATGTACAAAGTTTCGCAATGGCGAGCTATGAAAAAGATTAATTACATACGTGAGCACGAGCTTGGATTTTTCAATATATATAATCCTGACTACGAATGTTTAGGTATGATGACAGATGGCCTCGCGGTGTTTGTGTATAAGGAGGAGGATAGCTATCAGCAGTTCGAAGTTATAGATGTCGCCCGCCCGTTTAAAAATGACCTCACTCAAATGCGCAGAGTATTCGAGCTTGAGGTAACACTGTCTGAGTGCAACGCTTGGATTGTAACGATGTCTCGCATCGATAGGGAATATAGAGGCCACGGACTGGCTCCTCACATATATAGATGGTTGCTGCAGAAGACTGATATGATATTGCAGGCAGGAGATGAGCAGTCAGCTGGAGGGCGTTCTATATGGCACGGGCTAGCCGGAATGGATGACGTGTTGGTATACGGCAAGACTCATGCTATCGAACTAACTCGTTGTGAGCAAGACGATATTGAAAAAGAAATAGTTGCATGTGATGGGACCGATGTATACAATGGTGTAGATTACTTTACAGCTTTTGCGTGTTACAGTCCTCAGAGGAAGCGAGCATGAAGACAAAAGAGTATCAACCAGGATCCAGGGTTCAGATTAAGATCAATGATGAGTGGGTAACAGGAATAGTTGACGATAACTTATCAATACAATATTTTATTACCCTCGATAACTCTCGTGGATCGGCATATATATTTAAACATCAAACCGATATTATTAGGGAAGTTCAATAATGAAAGGTCTACTGATAACAAGTTGTGGCGACAGCATGCGTTGGTATGCTGACAAAGTCGGCGAAGTGGTTCCGTTGCTAGGTGTAGAGCGCACAGAATACAAGTCTCGTGAAGATGCCGGATACATTAACTTTGTGCAAGTGACCGATGCTGAGATAGTTGAAATCCCTCCCCCCGAGCATTAAAAAGTTGTGAAAAGAGAAATACATACAATGGAAGATTGGGACAACCTTATTATGGAAAAGGCTGATGAACGTATAATGATAGCTAAAAAATTAATTGAAGAAATATTAGATCAGTCATTATTGGATGATGGAATTGATAGTTTCGACGAAATGGATTCATTATCTAGGTTGACAACTATTATGGACCTGGAGGATGCCCTCGACATTAGTATCCCAATCAATGACGTTGATACCATAACATGCCGGGACGAGTTTGTTTCCAAAGTAATTGTGATGTCTGGTTTGTCTGGATCCGCGGCATGACACTGGAGGACGCTATTCGTGTCGTACTGGAGCAAGGTATATATGGTGCCAATACCATCTTCCCCCGAACACAGAGAGATGATAATTTATCACTTGAACAAATGCGGCTGATTGAAGCAATCGGTGTATTGAAGGAGCATGTAAATAATGAAAACGATGACCGCAGGGATGATGATGTCCGCGGGGGAGCCTATCGCGGCACCGTCGTTCTTGGTGCTGAGCGACATCCACAATGAGCACAAGCAGTTTGCTGCAGCGCACTCATACGCATCAGCCAACAACCTACATATTATTAGCGTGGGCGATGTGGTTGACTACGGCACAAATGCTGCCTCTACCATTACCCTCTCCAACATGCTACTACAACGTAGGGAAGCAACGTTCATAGAAGGTAACCACGACAATAAAATATACAGATATCTTAAAGGGAACGATATTAAAGTGTCGTATGGTATGGCCCCTACAGTTGAGGCGCTTCGTGATGACACTATCAAGAATTCCTTTATCAACTTATACGACCATATGATGACTCATGTTGTTATAGGAAATACCCATATAACTCATGGAGCTTTCACGTCCTCATACTGGACAGATGGTCCTGTTGGTAAAAAGTTTATCAGGTCGAGGTTATATGGAGAAGTGGATCCTGATAAGCCCACCATCCAATATAATGGTTTCAACTATCCGGCAAGGACATACGATTGGGTTAACGATATACCTAAAGGTAAGACGGTTATTGTCGGACACGACATGAGTCCATTCAGTAGCGGCCACGACAACATAGATGGTGTGTTAACCACAGTGAACGCTCAAGGCGGCACGTCCATATTCACAGACACTGGGAGCGGTAAAGGTGGTTTTATCAGTGGTGTTGTAATCAATCGGAATGGGGACGTGTTGGAAACTGTTAAGTTTAAAGATTGGAGCGATGGTTGAATGGATAGATTTATGATTACCTTTGGGGTTGGCCATAAAAGTAATTCTGGGGAAAACTTACAGCACGCCTATGTGATAATAGAGGCTAAGGATGACGAAGGTGCCCGCAGGCAAGCGTTCAATCTTAGGGGAGACCGTTGGTCAAACATCTACGCACTTCACTCATTGCAGTTTCTGGCTAAGAAGTGGAACCTAACTCAACTACAGCTGGACCAGGTGCAGCTAAGCGATAAGGAGCTGCAACGATGAGCGGTTGGTTGGTAGCTTTGACCGGAGTGATATATTTTTACATATGTGCTGAGCAAGTGTACAAGGATAATGTTCCCATGGCAATATGTTACGCGGGATATGCTTTTGCTAATATAGGTTTATATCTTGCGGTCAGTAAATGATATGTTGTCTTATTGCTATACTAGTGTATAATACATAGTATAGATTTAATAAAATGTGCAAGTGAGTAATTATGACATTTAATCACGTCCAGAAAGTTGAACTGAAACCTCTCGAGCGGGTTGAGGTTCATGGCGTTCGCCACTACTTGTCGGAAGGAACAGATCTCCAGCTGGCTGTTCCTTCCGTCACCACTGTTCTATCGTCACTGAATACTAGGTGGCTAGAACAATGGAAGAGTCGAGTCGGACATAAAGAAGCCGAACGAGTATCTCATCACGCGAGTACGCAAGGTACTTTGGTACACGAGGCCATAGAAGCTCATTGTGGTAATCAACCGCTACCTTCCATGATGCCTCTTGTGCAACTTATGTTTAAGTCATTGCGGCAAATAGCAGACTCACATATTAATAATATTCACATGATCGAGGGGCAGATGTTGTCCCGCCATCTGAGGGTAGCCGGAACAGTTGACATGATTGCCGAGTGGGATGGGATCTTGTCTGTAATCGATTGGAAGACCTCGGGCAAACCGAAGAAAGAAGAATGGGTGCACGATTACTTCAAGCAAGAAGCCGCCTACGCTGTTATGTATGAAGAAAATGGTGGACCTCCTGTTAGCCAATTAGTCACCGCTATAACTTGTAGTGACGGCAGCTCTCAGGTGTTCATCCAAAAGAGAGATGATTGGATTGGCGGTTTCATCGAAGCTAGAGACGCGTTTGAACAGCACATCTCGAATACAAATTTAAACACTGAAGCGGGTATTATACTATGAGTAGAACATTTATCAAGAACGGATATGTATTTGTATATAGAAGCGATGATTATAGAGTCGAGGCTCTTGCCTCCGCAAGAAGTGGTAGTGGGTTTGAATTGGTTACAATGGCTGACACTGTTATTGATTTACAGACAGGCAACGTTATCAAAGATATCACTGGCGCCACCGCAGATGATTATCCAGAATCATGGATAGATGATATGGAAAAGATACGATATGACGTTGTATCCGCCGCTATACAACAAAGGTTAAGCTCCCTCTGAACAAGCCACCTCTGATCGACGATGTAATCCATTGATTCTATTGGAATATATCAACTGTTGACTCCCCCAAGGAATTCCTCTATAATAGCCCTATTGAATCAATATATGGAGGTGCATTATGGAAGTCATTCGTGAGATTACAAAGTGGGAAACGGACCAACCGAATCACACTTACCTGGTTGATGGTAATAAGATGTTAGGTTATATCAAGGTTGATACGACCGAGCCCATAATGATGAAAGCTCCTATCATGTTCGATAAAGCACGTCGTAAGTTCGAGGTCCTAATCACAGCAAAGGGATGTCGTAACAGTATGGCACCGTTCCCTATGATTAAACAAGAACCGGTGTCAGCCTCTATCAAAGAAGTAATAGGATCAAAGGGTCACACTTATTATGTCGACACTGTGAAAGGAACCTGTACCTGCCTAGGTAATAAGTTCAAAGGAACATGCAAGCATGTTTGAGGAGTAATATGATAGTAAGTTTAGTAAGCTATTCCCAGCCACCAAAGTCAACCGCCACTCACAATATAGATCATAAGTCTCTCAAAGAGATGATCATATATTGTGCTAGAGTGAGCAATCCATCTAACCAGTCCTCCGCAGATACGGATGATCGTCTGTTAAAATATCTGGCAAATAATTCCCACTGGAGTCCATTCGAAATGGTCAATGTGTGCCTATACATTGAAACCACCAGGGACATAGCTCGACAGGTATTGCGGCATAGATCATTCTCATTTCAAGAGTTTTCTCAGCGTTACGCCAATCCCGTTTCCGAGTTTAAGTTTACATATAGGGACGCTAGGTTCCAGGACAAGACCAATAGACAGAATAGCATCGAGATGGATCCTTCAGACCCTATTCAAAGAGCGTTGAACGAAACTTTCCGTATGAAACAAGCTGAGCATATTCGTAATGCCAAAGACATATACAAATGGGCATTGGACAATGGCATAGCTAAGGAACAGGCTCGAGTTGTGCTACCTGAAGGTAATACGACTAGTAGAATGTATATGAATGGAACATTGCGAAGTTGGCTTCATTACATTGAGCTACGGGAAGGTAATGGTACTCAATTAGAGCACATGATGATAGCGAAACAGTGCGCCAAGGTAATCCATGATGTATTTCCGGTTGACTTTATATAATAGCTCATGTATAATATACCATTATTAAGGGATAATTTAGTTATGGAAAAGTCTATTTGGGTTACCTTTCAAAAAGAAGGCATACATTGCTATCCGGATGCTCCCACTGGAGTGGAGTTCTTGAAGCACCCACACCGTCATATGTTTCACTTCCGTGTTGAAGTTGAGGTATTCCATGACGATAGAGATATTGAGTTCATCTTATTCAAGAGAGAACTTGAACAGCAATTCGATGGAGGACAGATGGATCATAAAAGCTGTGAGATGTTGGCAGTGGATGTGATCAATTATGTCAACCGCGAATATCCATACCGATGGATCACCGCAACGGTATCCGAGGATGGGGAAAATGGAGGAACAGTACGATTCGTTCCAAAATCACATTATGTAGAAACGAAAGGAAACATTGAATGAATATGAAAGATAATATACTCAGCATGCTGAGTCGAGGTACCCTGCGTACAAACTATGATATGGCAATCGAGCTGGGAACAACTGAAGCAACCATCCGCGCTCGGATCAGTGATCTTCGTTTAGAAGGCGAGCCGCTACAAGCTGCGAAGATTCGCGACGTCACATATCGCAAAGCTTGGATGCTGGCTGCATGACAGCTTTTTGTCATATTAGCCCAACGGAATTCCTTCCTCTGTTTAGCAGAGGGAGGAATTCTCATCTAATATTAGCGCATCTGGTTGAGCAGGATGATGCATATGCCACTTTCTTTAAAAATGAGACGGGGCTAAAGATTTTAGATAACAGCGCATTTGAAATGTATAAGCAGGGTCGAGAGATGTACGATCCTTCCAAGCTATTGGAAATGGCTAAACGTGTTGAAGCCAACTACATTGTGATGACGGACTATCCTGGCAAGCCTTCATCAAAGGGTATCAAGATAGCTCAACAGCAAGCCAGTATCTTCAAGGATGCGGGATTTGGGACATTCTTTGTTCCACAATCGAAGGTCGGTGACCTCGACGACTTGATATCAGCTTATATGTGGGCAGCTCAAGCACCAGAAGTAGGATACATAGGGTTTAGTATCCTGGGTATCCCTAATGCCTATGGCGTCGAAAAGAAGAACAAACTACAAAGATTCAATGCCCGCTGGAAGTTCTTGCAAGAGTTGGACAAGACGGAATTCTGGAGATTGGCTAAGGGTAAGAAAATGCATCTGTTGGGAATGGTAGACGGCCCCAACGAGATTGCTCTATTGCGCCCATGGTTATCCAAATTCCTGACATGGGATAGTAGCGCAGCAATTTGGGCTGGATTGAACGGTGTATCGTTTGACGAATCCCCAACAGGATTAATCAACGGAAAGTTTGAGACTGAAGTTGACTTCGGGTATAATGTGTGGGATAGTAACATCTCAACAGCAATGGATAATGTTAAGGTCATAGATAAATTATGTCGAGAGAACACCGAATAAGCAAAGAGCACTTTCTTCAGGGTCCCGATAGTACCATGAAACAAAAGTCCTACAGAGTGACCACTAAGATGAAGTACAAGTATAATGAGGATAAGTATATAGCTGAAGCTCTCGAGTACATATCGTCTACGTATGGGGAGCATTATGTCGGAGAGGATCAGAGTAAAACTCAGGTCGTCGATCTGTGGGAGTCTCTAGGAAGTCTTGACACCACAGCACGAGATACTGGAATCAAATACTTAGCTCGTTACGGGCGCAAGGGTGGCCATAACAAAAAGGACTTAATGAAGGCAATCCATTACACAATATTATTGTGGCATGCAACCGCGGACAAAGAATGAGTATAAAATCCAACCCGAAAGGGTTCATAAAGGAATGAAGTAATGAAAAAAGGTGATGTGGTAACATTAGTGACAATGGCGGGCGAGATTATAGGACGAGTAGCCGAGTCTGATTACGAGACAATTACTCTGACGAGCCCACGTCTATTCGTGCAAAAAGCAGAGGGTTCAGGTTTTGCAGCAGGCATTTGCATGACCGGTGTTGGCTATCCGGCAGAGTTGGTCTTTCGCCGGAACCAAATATTGTCTGTAGTACCTACGGATGATGTCCTGATCGAAGATTGGGCGGCGGCGACATCTGATGCGGGGCCAGCGATATCAGAGATTGCACTATAATGAGCATGAAACATATAATGGGACCAAACTCAGAATCGTCCTTGACGAATGTTCAAGACGGGGACATTCAACCTAACGCATGCGACCTAAGGATTGCTGATGTGTTCAAGATTAATCATCAGGTAACTTTTGTGCTTGATGAAGATGGCAAGCAGCATAGAGGGTCAGAGAGGGTGTTGGCTGACGACGAAGGATACTATGTGTTCGAGGCCGGACAGTCTTACGAAGTGATTATGGAAAATGTTATCTATGTTGCTCAGGGCGAAGCCGGATGGGTTATTACTCGAAGCACTCTGAACCGCAATGGTTTATTCTTGACGAGCGGCCTATACGATTCTGGTTATAATGGAATGATGGCTGGCGTGTTGCACAACACAAGCGGTAAGGCTCGTATCAAGAAGGGAACCCGCATTGGTCAGTATCTGTCGTTTGATGCCGAAGCGTTGCACAACTATGACGGAGATTATGGTTTAGCCAAGGACCACGATACCAAATACAAATCAGGGGGTACAATATAGTGTGAGATGAAATAACGTTGACTCCCAACTTGATGTATGTGATAATGGTATCTGAAATTAATAGGAGTGTTCATAGTGATATATACCAGCCAATCTCACGACTTCCATGGCCGCAAGCGTAAAAAACCTAAAGTAAAAGGTACATTATACAAGCGGATGGCAACCCCAAGTTTTAATCCGATGACGAAGCCCCTATATAATTATCGTAACGACGACAAACAGTTTCCTTCTGCTCCGGATGGGATTGGAGCTGTTGCTTCTGCTCCCGAGGCTAAACGGGTGGAAGGATATACCGTTGCTATTGGATATAATAAAGGAGGTTATCAGGTTATCCCTGATAACGAAATAAAATACATCGGAAAATAGATAGGCGTATGGAGACGCCGGCAAAATGGAAACACCATTCAGGGAAGAATCGATTGATGGCGGCAGTGATTCAGATTGTATGTTACTACTGTATTCTGTGGTTAGACAAATAACCGATGAATTATTAGACAAGTGCAACACAAGTGTTACTGACGAGCTTGCTAGAGATAAGGAGCGTCATGAAAATTAGTGTTGTGGGGAACGCCGCGAGTCTATTTGATAAATTTAACGGTCATATCATTGACTCAGCTGACATGGTAGTTAGATTTAATGGAGGTGTTATTGATCATCCCCAGTGTCAGGGATCCAAAACCACCCACCTGGCGTTTTCTATGGAGATGTTTCGGAATAAAGCGAATTTCGGTAAGGTGGTTTACTGGAATACAAACGATCCAGACCTAGGCTTCCATGATGTGCGGGAAAAGCTACGTGATAAACTTAAAGCAGACCCATCCATTGGTATACTGGTATTGGAAAGAATCAAAGATGTATATCCCGATGCCATCGTACAACTTTTTGGTTTTGATTGGAAGCAAACTCACAGCTGGTATCCCCACGCCATAAAGATTGAAGAGCGAGGACAGCTTCGTATCAGCCAACATACACGGAAGCCAATTCACCGCGACCGGTACGGTAAGGCAATTCCTGGACCATTGGAAAACGATTCCGCCTCTGAGAGGCACAGAGGTCACAACTTTATAAGTGAAAAGCGATATTGTTTGGAACTTATCGACACTCATGGGTGGGTGATATATAAATGACAAGATAATTCCCTGTAAAATCAATAAGTTACTCTGTTGACTTCATCCCGCAATTATAGTATAATATACATTCAAATGACGGGAGGTTACAGTGAAGATTGGTTATTTACATGGGTATGCTAGTTACTATGATAGTGAAAACATCAAGGTCAAGTCCCTTTCTAAGTTAGGTGAAGTCGTAGGATTAAACATTAATTATAATGCCGGTAATAATGTTATCGACATGGTTTGTAAGTGGTCGATCGAACAACGCCTTGATCTAATAGTCGGATGCTCGATGGGAGGTTGGTTAGCTTCTCATGTTGGTGCCGCTTTGGGTGTTCCGAGCGTCATGCTCAACCCAGCTTTGTCTCCAAGCGCATGTTTGAGAAAATACCTCGATATTCCTGATGGTCAATTTGACTACGGTGGATATCCCATGGAATCGATTGATCCTAACGGACTCAGTTCCTACCTGGATATTAATAAAAGTGGTTTCGGACTTGTATTGCTTGAAACTGGTGATCAAGTGTTTTGGTATGAGGACTCTAAATCAGAACTAGATAAATACTATGAAGTAATTGTGATACCTGGAGGATCTCATAGGTTTGAGAGCCTTGACGATCAACTGGATCACATAAGCAAACACGTAGAATTATCGGAGCTTATATACGGTGTTGACCCTTAAAGGATTTATCAGTGAACAACGCCTCGACGAGCGATATGTTAATGCCATTGGTGATAGAGACATTGATCTCAAGAATCAATACAAACAGCAGGTGTGGGATCTATTGCAATCATCTTATGCTAAGAACGGTGGGTTGATCGGAAACGGTTTCCAGTCTATGGAAACCATGGTACAGAAGATTCCCATGTGGAAGATGGTCATCAATAATGGCAAAGTTGAAGCGGTGGTGTTATATAAGGATAAGGGCGGTCGCAAGTCAGTAGCAATGGGCAGCACTCAAACGCCTTATGCTAGAAAAGCCATATCGAATTTATTCCCAGCAGAACTCCAACGGTCATATGGCGAGAAGTCCAAGAGCGCGCTTGGAGCGTTAATGAAGATAGTGCCTTGGAGCGTCTTAGAACCATATGTACAGACTCCAGCGCAGGTGAAGAAAGTGTCCAAGGATAGTATTACCTCGTTAAAAGATTTTAAAGGAACGTTGCCCGATGATGCCAAGGCAACGATATCTAAGTTTCCAGTACTCCTCCCTTATGGATATTTTAGGGAGATTGGTGGCAAGCTATCGTTTAAAGTAATGATCGGTACACCAGGCAAGACAATTAAATAATGGGAGAATGTGTGATGAGTGATATTTTTACAATAATAGTGTTGGCTATATGGATATCCGGCATTGTAATAGCGCAAGGATTCCTAAGTACGTTCTTTGCTGTTATAATTCCATTCTGGGCGTGGTACCTAGTTGCCGAGAGGGTACTAACCACATACGGGTTGATATAATGACTAGAATCAATATAATACCAACCCAAGAGTTAGCTGACCAACACCTCGTGGCGGAGTATAGAGAGATGTTTATGGTTGGGTCATCTCTGCAACGATCTTTGAAGTCTCCTAATTGGGAAAAGAATAAGAAGACGTGGCCAGAAATGTTTACCCTAAATAGAGGGCACGTTAAGTTCTTCTATAATAAGGGAATGTATCTACACAAGAGATATGAACAACTTATTACAGAAATGAAGAGCAGGGGAATGAACCCAGACCCCACCAGAGTGTTTAAAAGACACCAGTGGCCAGACGACTTATATAATGATTGGACGCCCACCGCACCAGAGCAAGATATTGTGCGAGAAAGAATAAGGGAACGAATAGCCATCAAGCCCACGTGGTATAGATGGACATCTCCTGTCACGTAACAGATAATTAAAGGAATACCAAAATGGCCTGGCTGTTAATACCAAACAACCGCGGTTGGCAGTATGATAATGCTCCTGCTGATCCTGGTGCAAACAGTCCATACCGACCACTGTGGGAAAAACAAACTGCGGGAGTGCGAACTAACAGTGACGGAACTCAAGTTTACACTAAAGTCCGCAAGTACGGAAGCACCGTCGATACTGCAGGCGAGATAGCTAGGACATTCTGGAATGTTAAGGGAAACGACCAAAAGTTTCAGATGGAGGTGTTGATACCATCTGGCGGAGCAACCTTCACAATACCTTGTCAGGATGTCGGGGTATTTGATGCCACAATTGATTGGGGTGATGGCACAACAACAACCACTACTACCTATAACGGGGCTGGACTAGCTCATGCCTATGCTGCTGGCACTTATAAGATAATGATCAGTGGCATTTTCCCGAATATA